GTCTCCGCCCCGCCCGGTCCGGAAAAAGCGAGCGTGACTCACAGTGACCAGCTAGTGAGTGGCCTCGGTGGTGGGTTCGGTGCGGCCATCGGGTCGCCCACGTGCCGGTTGCACGCACCACACGCAGCGACTAGGTACCTGCGGTCATGGCCAGTGGTGCGTACCCCGAGCGTGTGGTGCACCTGCTCTGCCTGGCCTGTGCACACCTGCTCGACAGCCAGCTGGCACCTACCCCCGTGGTCCCGCTGATTGTCGTCGAGCACCTGCTGTCTGACCCGGCGCCACGCCCTGCCCCGTACCCGAGCGTCCTCCCACCCCGCACCCATCGCTCGATCATGCCCCGGCACGACGAAGGCCGGCCCCCCGCTCCGGGGGCCGGCCTTCTCTCACCGGGCACGGCGACTTTTGGCGACCAGGTCAGACTAGCCGCTCGACGTCAGCCACGGCGCCAGGCCAGCCGCGAGCAGCCGTCGCAGTACATGCCCTTTCGCCGGTAGGTATCCAGCCGGCGCGTGCCGTGCAAGCCGTGCTGGCAGAGCCACGCGAACATTCGTTCGATCACGGCTGCACCTCCGCGTCGTGGTCGGTGATCTCCGGGTCGACGTGGTACCAACCGGGAACGCCGGGGCCCTGGTGCGACCAGGCAACGACAGCGCCGCACTCGTTGCCGCCCCGGTCGACCGGGGTCGTGCAGTAGTTCGGGGCGTGCGAGCCGGCCGGCGGCACCTGAATGACCTTCGTGGTCTCGACGTCGCGCGGCTGGTCGGCCCGGGTCGGCACGCGCACGAGCGGGACGACGGTTGCCGTGCGTCGCACCTCGTCGGCCAGGCGACGCAGGTCGACGTCTCCGTTGCCGGTGGGGCCGGCCGGCGGGGTGAACAGGTCGCGTGCCTGTTCGGCTGCGGCGCCGGCGCGTTCCTCCTGCTCGATTTGGAGCTGCTCGAGCGACCGCAGCACGATGATGGCGCGGCCGTACTGTCCGTCGCTGATGTAGCGGTTGACCAGCTTGGTGAGCGTCTCGATCACGTTGGTGAGCGGGGGGATCATCGGGGGGATGGTGGGCGGGGTGGGCATCGGGGGTTCCTCTCGCGGGGTGGTTAGTGGCTTGCGGCTGAACTGCTCGAAGGTGTGGTGGTTGGCGGTGCGCTTGCCTGCGTCGTGGCGGCCGGCGCGGGCCCCACGGGTGAACTGCACGGCGTGCGCTGCGAGGTGTGCGGGATCGGACATTGCGGCCTTTCGTCACTTCTCGATGGGAGTGAGGGAGGGAGCGCCCCGCCCCTGCTCGGGATCAGGGAAGGGATCACGAGCAGGGACGGGGACACGGTGATCGATCTCGACGGTCGGTCGGTCGGTCGCTTAGGTGCCGCCCCGGGCATTACTCCGGGGCACGGGCGGGAAGTGTCAGCGGGTCTCCTGCGCGCCGGCCGCCCCACGCACGTGCCGAATCGGCCGGTTGGGGGCGGTGCCTGTCGACGCGCACCGGTTCTGCACCGGGCACGTTGGGCCGTCCGTGTATGCCGCCGGGTCGCCCCGGGGGTCAACACGTGCGTGCCCGCTGACTCCATTGCGCGTATTCGCCTTCTTAGGGATCGGACGCGAGGCCGAGTCGTTTGTTTGGCCTTTCGGCCCCGCAGTTATCCGCCCATCTGCGGTTCGAACATTCGTGCGATTCGCGGAATGCATTGTTCGTCATCCGAAGACGATCAATCGAGAATCGAGAATGTCGGGGGTATGCGGTAGCCTCAGCTACGTTGTTCTAGGCAAACGACAGGTTACAGGGCCGCGTTCCCCCGTCAAGGGGTAGAGCCGGTCCTGTTTCCTTTCCGGGCCCAGGTTCCCCAGGTCGTCAGCCACCAATTCCGCTCGTCGTGCTCGGGGCAGTACCGGCCCGTGCACGACGGGCAGAGGCGCAGCACTAGCCACACTTGCGACGGAACCGGGCCGGCCGGCGGGGCGGCCGGCGGGGCGGCCGGCGCCTGCCCGCGCTCCCACGGCGCGATGTCGTCGGGACCGCAGACGAATACGCCCGGGTCGCCGGCGCGCATCGGCATGCCGGGGAGCGGTGAAGTCATCGCCGGCGCCGCAGCACCTCGGCGAGGGCCTGCGAGCCGATGCCGGCGGCCAGCACGAGCAGCACGCCCAGGATGCCCAGGAACGTGCTCACGCGGCCTTCACCCCGCCCCGGGCGATGCGCCGCGCATCGGCCAGCTGGCGCACCTCGGGGGCCCACAGCATCAGCGGGCGGGACTCGCGGGGCCGGTCGGGGCGTCCGTCACCTCGCGGGTAGTACGCCGTGAGCCGGCCTTTCGTGACCATGCGGGTCACGGTTGCCGGGTCGACGTCGAGCAGCTCGGCCGCCCCGCCCCGGGTCAGCCAGTCCTCGGGGTTCGGTATCGGCAGCGTCGGATCATGTCGGCGTGCAGTCATGTCGTTCACCTTGACATGTGCGCACGTCGACGTGCAAGGTGATGGGCATGTCTGATGCCTACAGCAACCATCGCCACCTGCTCGCGGAGCGGTTCGGCGAAGACCTGGTCCCGCTCGACGACGTGGCCGCCGTGCAGAGCGACGTCACGAACATCGACGCGATGCGGACCCGGGCGATCGCCGCCCTGCACGCGCTGGCCGCCTGGTTCGCGGCCGTGACCACCCTGCCCATCCCCTCGACGGTCTACCTGTACGCGTACGTCGACGGCCGCGAGCAGCTCGAAGAGATGGCCGCCGCGCACGGCCGGGAGATCTACCGCGACGGACCACGGTGGCAGTTCGATCTGCCCCTGGACGCGCCGGGCGTGACAGCCGTGCTCCTGGTCGCCGCCCGGCCGCCGGACCGGCCGTTGTGAGCCGCGAGATCCTCGACTTCTGGATCGATCCGCGAGCCGTGCCCGGACCGCACGGGTTCGCAGTGGCCACCCGGACGGGGGACCGGGGGATCGAGGCACTCGAACGGATGTTCGGCCGCGCCATCTGGGACGGTGGCGACGGCACCCCTGAGTTGAACCGCCAGGGCACCGACCCTCGCCGACCTTGGATGTGACCAGCGTGACCATCGACATGCATGACGCGCAGAAGCGCGTCGACGAAATCCGCGGGGCCATGCCGCCGCGCCATGCCTTCACCAGCGACACCAGCGAGCACCACACCGTATCCGCCACTCTGCAGCGCGCGGCCGGCGTCCACGTCGTTCGCCGGCCGTTCTGGCCGCACCTGCTCCTCGTGCTCGGGCTGACCCTGGTCGCCGGCGCGGCCCTGGTCGCGGCGGTCATCTCGATCATGAAAGCGGTCAGCTGATGGCAGCGGTTGACCACGTCTACATGTTCGAAGGTGTGCCACTCGTAGTCATCACTGCCACGTTCACCAAGGCAGAGCTGGCTGCGCTCAAGGATCATCCCGACCTGGTCAAAGTAGAAGTGACCATCACTCCTGTAGCTGCGATCGAAGGGACGTGCGCCGGCGGCCGTTGCCCGGACCCGGACGCCCACGCGGAAGGAGCACACGACGTATGACCGGAGCGGTATTCGTCCGCCGGCGGAGCATCAGCCGGCGCGAGCAGGAACGCCGCATGCGGCGCTGGCTGCGGTACGCGGTGCGTAACGACGCCCTCGTGCGGGGCCAGGTGCTCACACACGACATCCGACACCCGATCCGGACCAACCCTGGTTTCTTCCGCGCTGAGGGCTGGTCGACCGGCGCGCGTGACGAATTGAGGCACGGAGGATGAGCGAAGCTGCAGACGCCGGCGCCGGTTTCGAGCAGGAACGAGCAGACGCCCCCGCTACCCCAGACGTCGCCCCGGGCCGTGAGGCGCACAAGGAGGCTCGGCGCCGGCTGCGGGAGTACGACTTCCGGGGTGTGTGGCCGACCGAGGTCCGCGCCGTCGGTATCTGGCTGGGGGAGCGGTGAGGATGGTCGTCCGGGTCCTGGTCGACGTCGACGTTGAGCTGTTCGGGCAGGAGTACGGCGAGCAGCTGCCGGCGACTAAGGTCCGGGAGCGCATTACGGCCGACGTCGTCGAGCAGCTGACGAACGCGCCCTACGCAGACGCGGTGAAGATCAGGAGGGCCGGTCGATGATCGACAATCCGTGGTTGGCCTACCGGAAGTGCACGGTGTGTCTGCAGCCGACCGGGTCGCCGTGCAAGGCGACCTCGGGCCGGGTGTCGCACGGCCGGCCGGACGGGGTCGCGGTCGAACTCGCCGTGCCGCACCCCTCCCGCAAGCGGCGCTCGCGGCGTATTAGGGTGCCCGCGAAGGGTTGAACGGCCGGACAGACACGAAGGGCCCGCACCGTACGGTGCGGGCCCTCTGTGCTGCGTGACCATCGGCGCTCGTCAGCCACGGGGGCACCTGACGTGCCCGGCTGACGTTACTCCTGGTCGCCCGCCGGCGCAGCCCCCTCGCCGGCGCCGGCGGGACGCATGGCCGCGAGCGCCTGCGACTGCTGGTCGAAGACGTACTGAACGACGGCGACCAGCGGGTTGCCGTCGCCCGGCTCGGCCACCAGCTGCTCGACAAGCGAGCGCGTGCCCTGCACGGTGGCCTGAATACCGTCGATCTGCGTCTGGAGGTTGAGCAGGTACGTGTAGAGCGGGATGCGCTGCTCCCCGGTCCGGGCGATGACACCGGAGTTGATCACGGCGCGGCCGATCGCGGAGCCGCTACCGGCCGCCCCGTCGTTGTAGGTCTTCAGGGTCGCCCGGTCGTCGACGATCGAGGCGACGTCGGCGCGGATGGCGGTGTGGTCGGCGGAGTCGAGCGTCGTCACGTTGGAGCCTTTCGGTTGGGTGAGGGTGGACAGGTGCCAGGAGGCCGTCGACGCCTCCCTGGCCGTGTCGTAGCTCGCGCTGAAATGCGCGTGCTCGGTGTGCGGATTGTCGCCAGAGTAGGCGCGCTCCCGCCAGTCGTTGGAGGCTTCCCAGATGCGCCGGTTGAAGATGATGTACCGCAGCCGCTTTTCCGCGCCGCTGCGGCACCGGGCGAGGATGTGTTGTACGACCCGTTCCATGGTGAGGCCGGGTCGCCGCAGGTTGACGTCGACGTCCAGGCCGTGCACCTCGTTGAGCCGGTCAGCGTCACGGATCGGCACGGTGCCTGTCTCGTCGGGGTTGTGGTCGGAGCTGCGCCGGCGGTGCGCGGCGTCGCCGATCGACCCGTCGCTGGCCTTGTCGCGGGCCGGCGCGATGCGGTTGAACTCGCTACGCAGCGCCACCAGACAGGGGACTAGCACCCAGTCAGCCACGCTGCCCATCCTTCCAGCGGTTGTGTTCGATCATCGCTGCCAGGGACCGCTCGAGTTCGGCGATCTTGGCGTCACGGTCGTGCAGCTGCCCGTTCGTCTGGTCCTCGGCTGCGCTCGACGATCGCGCGGCGGCCACGGACGCCACGGACGTGATGCCCAGCAGCGGGAAGACCAGGATCTGCCCGATGGTGTTGACCCACTGCCGGAACTCTGTGGTGTCGACGCCCTGCACGCTGAGGATGACGAACGCGGCGAGCACGGCCAGCGCGAGCAGGCCGCACATCACAATGACGGTCACGACGACGGACGTCGGGGCCTTCTTCAGCCAGTTCATGATCACTTCGGCCCTCCTGACCACCGTACGGGTGATCATCCTACGCCGCAGGTGCGACGTTTTCGCAGCTCAATAGCCCTTTTTGCCCGCTCTCAGGCGGTCGGAATCTCCATCGCGTCCGCGAAGTTCGCGGCCGGGCCGATCGGCTCGATCAGCAGGTAGGGCCGCGCCGATGTCGCGCTGGCCACGTTGATGGCGGTCGCGGACGCGCCGGACCACGACGCGCAGAAGGCGATCGTCTGCGTGGTGTCGGCCGCTGTGCACTTCACGATGCACGACTGCACGCCTGTGCTGGTGAAGCCGGTTTGCCCGGCGAGGCCTTGCGCGCCGGGGTCGTGGATCAGGGTGCCGCTCGCGTTGGTCCGGCGGATCTGGACGTACGGCCAGCCGGACGTCGACGTCGCGTTCGTGAGCGAGACGCGGGCCCACACGCTGATCCGGTACGCCTGGCCTGCTTCAAATGCGAAAGACCGGGTCATGATCAGGGCGGGCGTGTTGATGCTGCTCGACAGCGGAGTGTTCGACGTCTGCGAGATCGTCGAGCGGGCGTTTTCCAGATAGGTGTCGACGAGTGCCTGGACGTCGCCGTCGACGGACTCCGCCAGGGCGGCCATGTCCGCCGGGATCTCCGGGGCGTCGGTGTCGTCGGGCGTGACGTAGCCGCGTGTGGTGGTGGCCATGGCCTCTCCTCAGGTGGTGCGTTGCCAGTCGATCGTCACGGTGCACGACGCTCCGAACGCCGCGCGTCCGTCCATGATCAGGTAAGGCGACCCGTCCGCCTCGTACACGGCCAGGCCGCCGGCGGTCCCGTCGACAAGCTCCTGGCCCCACGCGGTCGGCAGGTCGTAGCGGAGCAGCTGACCCCAGCGCATGACGGGGCCGGCCGTCGACGCCCCGAGCGTCGGAGCGCCGGCGGGCCGGGTCGACTGCGTGACCAGCCTCAGGGTCAGCGGGAGCGCGCCGGCGCCGCCGCCGCGCGCAGCTCGACGCAGCAGCACGGTGGCGGCCGTGACCGTGGCGCCGGTGATCGACGCAGGCGTGGTGCCGTAGAAGGCGACCCCGGTGTGGTTGCCGTTCGTGCCGTACTGCCCCTGGATGACGTCGTCGACGTCCGTGCGCCAGCCCGCAGCCCGCCAGGAGCGCGTCTCCACGGCCGGGCAGACCAGGGTGCCGGTCACGGTAGGGGCGACGGCCGGCGGAGCGGGCACGTTGTCCTCAGGGGGCACGGTGGCGGTCAGGAAGTGTCGGCTCACGGCCACCCACTGCGAGCCGATCCGGCCGACGGCGCAGACGTCGCCGATGTCGACGGTGAGGTCACGAGCGACCTGCACCTGTGTGGCGGTGCCGTTCACGCGGAAGGTGGCCAGGCCGCCGCTTTTCGCGGTGAGGGCCGTCGCCAGGATCAGGCCACCGGCGGTGCTCACGTCAGCTTCCTCACGGTCGCGGTCATCGTGGCGTCGGGCGTCAGCGGTAGCCGGAACTTCTCGACCGTGCCGACGGTCAGGCCGTAATCCTCGGTCGTCAGCCGCGCGACGTCGCCCAGCTCGACCAGCGGGTTGGTGATCATCTCGACGTCGTAGGCCGGCGACACCTGACGAGTGATGCGGGCCAGCACGGTGGCGGCCGAAGCGTTCGCCTGGCTGACCGTGGTGATCAGCGGCGACGCGAAGTAGTACGGGACCGGCAGAGGGTTGAACGGACCGCCGTACCTGTGCGGGCCGCTGGAACGGTCGTAGGCCACGCCCTGCACTTGGGTACCGTCGGCCGCCGTTCCCCTCGCCACGACCGCGTTGTACGCGTCGTTGCGGGTCGTGTTCCCGGCCGCCCGGACGACGTTGCGCGCGTCGTCGAGATCGAGCACGGGCGTGGTCGACGTCGTCGCCGGCGAAACCTCGAGGACTCCCGCCGGGGTGACCCGGGCGGTCGCCGGCCACGCGTCGAGCACCTCGTAGAGGCCGGCCAACCGGTCCTCGTCGAAGTTGACGGCCGCTGGCACGTTGCGGTTGGTCGGCGCCGCCGTCAGGTCGACGGTGAGCGCCGGTTCGACCAGGCCGCGCACCGCAGAGTGAAACGTCCCGGTCGGTTGGAACGGCGACACCAGGCGCGCCTCGTAGATCAGTTGGAGCAGGTTGGTGGCCACCACGCTGACCGTGTCGCCCTGCGTCGGGGCGTCCTGCAGCAGGAACCAACCGCGCTGGATCCACGTCGTGTACGACCGGCCGGAGTCGACGCCCAGCAGCACGCGCAACCGCTGCCCGTTCGCGGCGAGCGGCGAGTCTTCCTCGGTCGGCGCCCAGTTGACGCCCCGGTCGCGGCGGGGAACGGACAGCGTCAGCCGCTCGGGGACGTTGAGGCTGGTGTCCGCGTCGAGCGCCCCGGACGCCACGGGCACGTCGTCGTCGAGCAGCGTCCCGCCCAACCACGACTCGACCCGCAGCCGGTACGTCCAGGCCGGCGCGGTCAGCGTCGAGAGGACATCGGCCGATGCGCTGATCATGCCCACTCCGCCTGTGCGATGGCGAGGTACGTCGGTTGGTCGTCGGCCAGGTCGGCGTAGGTGCCGGACGCGCTCGAGTAGAAGTCGGCCAGGTCGGCGTAGCTGTAGCCGGCCGCCTCGAGGTGTTCGGGCCAGCCGTCCACCTGTACGAGGTGCACCGTCCAGAGCCGGCGGTCGTCCGTGCCGTCCTGGCTGAACCGGGTTCGTTTGGCGGCCGTGGTGGCGTAGTAGCCGTCGACGTCGCCGTACCCGCCCGGTTGGCGGATCTGGATGATCCCCTCGGTCGCCGCGTCGAGCAGGGTCCGGAACTGCTGGTTGGCCACTGCGGTCTCGAAGTACAGCTCGGCGTCACCCTCGCCGTCGCCCAGGGGGCCCACGACTGCGACGTTGCGGCCGCGTACGCGGCTGACGCTGGCCTGACGGTCGAAACTCATGTCCGGCCAGCGCGTGATCTGCCCTTCGGCGGACAGGCCGGTGATGGCGTCGGTGAACGCGGCCAGGCCGCCGGGCAGCTGGTAGGTCGCCGGCGCCGTGGCGTACTCCTGGTCGCCTACGGCCGCGACGTAGTGCACCGGCACCCCGAACGGCAGTTCGGCGTCGACTGCGACCAGGGCGGAACTCACGGCCGGGTCGACGGAGCCGCCGCGCAGCGCGGTCCGCTGCCCGGCTACCACCCGGTAGATCGTCACGGCGTCGCCCGGGGTCAAGTTCGACACGGTGACAAGCAACCGGGGCGGCCACACGTCCTGCTCGATCACATCGATCGACGCGGGGGGCGGGGTCGCGTCGTCCGCCGTCATGTCGTCGAAGTACACCGACGTCCCGGCGCCGGGGCTGAACGTCGTGGCGCCGTACGAGACGATCGCGGCCGTCGCCGGCGCGGCGGCCGTGAGGTCGGGCAGCTTCGTCCACGTGTTCGGGGCGAGCACCACCGTGGAGCCGGTCGACGTGGAGATCTGGGAAAGGCCGGCGGTGTACCAATCGGCGCTGACGGCCATGGTGAGCGCGGACGCGGACCGGGCCCAGGCGCCGAACGTGTATTGCTGGAACGGCGTCACGGGCGGACAGAAGGCGGTCAGCGTCCGGATGTACGCCTGGCTCGGGGTGCCCGTGACGGTCAGCAGACACGAGGCGACGCCGCTATGTGCCTGCGCGGTCGATCGGGCTTTGGTGCCGCCCTGGCTGAACCAACCGTTGGCGTTCGCCTCGAACGTACCGTCATCGATCCGGATATCAACCACGCTGCACCCCCGCGTTGCGCCGGCCCACGCGCCGCTCCCAGTCGCGCCGGCGCGCGTCGTCGTCGATCTGCCGGGCGGTCGCCGCATAGAACGGCTGGCCGTCCAATCGCACCTCGACCACGCTGGTCACGTTCACCGGTTCGGCGCCGCCCGTGCGCGCCACCACGCCCTCCGGCAGCGTGCCGAACCGGGCCCGAGACGCCGTCATCTGCGGCGCCTGGTTGCCGTAGAGCGTCTCCCCCTGGCGCGTCACCCGCACCGTGATCGGGATGGTCCGGCCGCGCATGGAGTTGATCTCGCGCTGCAACGCCTGCACGCGCCGGCGGGCAGCGTCGGAGTTAATGTCGATCCGGACCGGCTTCGGTGCCTTGATCAGGCCGAGACTGTCGGCCAGCCGCTCGGCCGCCGCGCGCGAGCCGGTCATCTTGCTGGCCAGCGAGACGAACGCGTCGCGGTTGCGGTTGGCCACAGCATTGGCCTTCTCGCCGGCGCCGGACACCTTCACCGTCGCGTTGTACTGGCCGATCATGGCCTGCGCGAGGTCACCCAGGGCGGACCGGTTCGCGCGGCCTTTCTCGGTGTTCTCGTCGAGCGTGCGGCCGTTGCGGCGTGCCGCCGCCGCCGCCTTGTCGAGCGCTTCACCCACGTTGGTCGTCGCGCCCCACAGGTCCCGGGCACCCTGCGCGAGGTCGTTCATTTCCTCGGTCAGCGTGATGATCGGGCCCGTGACGCCCTGCGCGCGTAGGCCGGCCTGGAACAGGGCCGTGGCCTGCTCCTGCGCAGCCCTGGCTGCGTCGCGGGTCGCGGCTGCGTTCTCCTTCTCCTCGTCCTCGAGCAATCCGAGCCAGCGCTCGAATTCGATGATCTTGGAGGGGACGTAGGAGACCACGCCGTAGACCTCGGTGAGGGCCCGCACCAGCCAGCCGCTCGCCTCGATCACGGCGCCGGCGCCGGTCGCGAACGCGGTCAGCGCGCTGGCCGCGTCCTCGCTTCCGCCGCTGATCGTCGACATGGCCTTACCGAGCGACTCGCCCAGGATCTTGGCGCTGTCGCCCAGGGCGTCCATCACGGGACCGCCCCGCGAGATCAGGTCGTCGAGCCCGCCCAGGATGTGCTCCACACCGTCGAGCGCGCCGTCAACCACAGGATCGAGGAAGTCCGCGGAGTTGGCGAAGATGCGCCGAAGGGTCGGCCGGAACCGCTCGAACCGGGCCTCAGCCTTGTCGATTTGCTCGAGAAGCGGGCCGATGAACGGCTGCGCGTCTGCCTCGAGGCCGGCCATCAACTGACGGCCGAGGTTGGCGCCGGCCTGCTTCACCCGGGCGTCACGCGAGGCGATCATGACTCCGCCGATGATGCCGGCCGCGCCGGCGCCGCCGATGACGGCGGACGCGACCACTCCACCGACGAGTGGGGAAGCTGCGGCCAGGCCGGCGGCCAGGGCGGGGCCGGCCATGCCGGCGGACCCGCTGATCGCCCGCACGATGGAGGCTTGAAGCTTCGGGGCGGTGTTGCCCATCACCCGTTGCAGTGCACTGCCGACCCGGGCCGCTGACGCGTCCTCGGCGGTGCGGCGCTTGCGGAGTGCCTCCTCGTTCAGCTTGGTGATGCGCTCCTGCGACCGGCGGAAGTTCTCCTCCGCCTGCCGTAGTGCCTCGCCGCTGCGGTCGGTCGCGGTGACGTTGTACTCGACGTCCCTAGCCACCCCGTCACCCCCTGATTTCGTCGAGCGCCGCGTCAACCTGACGGTCGACGTCGGCGCGCCAGCTGGGATGGTTCGCGGCAGTTTCGCGGAAGAATCCCGGAGGGACGCTCTGCGTGTGCCAGTTGCCGACACCCTTGCGGCCCCAGCTCGGCGCGCGCACGCGGCCGGCGTCGATCGCCCGGATGTCGGACCGGCCGCCTTGGGAGTTGCGACCACCGACCAGCTTGATTGAGGCGGACCGGCCGGACAGCTTGACGGCCGCCCGGATGGAGATACGAGACACCCACACGTTCAGCCCGCCGGCGGTCGGCATGGTCTGCCGGGCCCGGCGCTTGATCGCCTGGCGCACCGGCTTGGCCGCCGCACGAATGCCACGCGCGCACGCGTTGACGACCGTGCGGCGCTCGCGGAAGCCGCGAAGCTCGCGCACGAGCTGGTCGAAGCTGGTCGCCACGCTCACCTCCCCCGCATCTGCCCGAGCACGCGTTGCCGCTCGACGTCGAGCCGGGCGGCTGACGCTGCCGCTTCGGCCCGTTCGATCTCTTCCAAGTAGTGCGCTTCCAACGTGTCGACGTCACGCGGATGCCACCACTCGACCAGGTCCCGCAGCGGTTGCCCCGAGACGATCGCCAGCTGGATCAGCCGGTAGCGGACTGACCCGGGGTGCCAGGGTGTGAGCCCTGCTCACCCTCGCTGTCTTCCGGTCCGTCCGCGTCGACGTCGGTGACCTCGACGCAGTCGCGCAGGTTGAAGTCGTCCCACGACCCGCCGTACTGCCCGGCGCGCCGGGCAGCGTTCCACGCCATGAAGCGGAGCGAGGTGAAGACCTTCCCGAGATGCTCGGTCGCCTCGAGCGCCGCGAGGTCACGTTGGTCGGTGATCGCGATGAACTCAGGTGCGGCGCCAGCGAGAACCACGCGCATACGGGATTGACCCGGGCCGCTCACGGGGTGAGGTCCACGGTCGCGAACACCGGCTGACCCTTGACACCGAAGACCTTCTCGAAGGTCGCGAAACTGCCGGTCTCCCCGCCGAATTCCACGGGCGTGGCCACGATGGTAAACGTCGCGGACTGCTGCGTATCCCGGTTGTGCGGGATCAGCACAACGTCGACTTCCTCGCCCGGGTCCATCGCGCGCAGCGCGGCGGCCAGGCCGTTGGCCGTGTTCACCTGGAGGCCGGCGATGTCGAACGTCCACACCGGGCTGTCGACGTCGACGACGGCGCCGTTCGGTACGGCCGTGCGGTACGTCTGCGTCGGGGTGTCGGGGATCAGCCGGAACCTGCCCAGCTGGTTGGCGTACTGCGTGCCGTTGATCGTGACGGACGCGTCCTTCACGACGTAGGCGCCCTCGACCGGACTGGTCATCGTTACTCCGTTCTGCCCGTGATCACCAGGGCATAGATCGTTGCGTCGCCCGAACCGAGATCGGCCGGCGCTATCTCCTCGACGTACATCACGGGGCCCAGGGCGTCCGCGAGCAGCTGCCCGTGCTCTTCGACGAACTCGTCGGCTGACTGCTCGGTCTGCTGCGGCAGATAGACCACTACCGCGAACCGGTGAAGCCAGCCGTACGCGGTCGCCCGCTCGGTGCTGCGCCACCTGGTCCACGCGTCGCCCGGGCGGGCGGTCGACGGCCGCCGGGCGAACGCGTGCAGGCCGGCCACCCCGTCGACGGCCGCGACGATCTCCGCGCGGAGGTCTTCGAGCCGGCTCATCCGACGGTCAACTTCCGCCAGGGTGCCTCGAGCCGGCGCACCTCGGAGTCACGGCCGTACTGCCGGGCGAGGGCCCCAGTCTCGCCCTGGTCGCTCGCTTCCGGGCGGGGTGCCCGCAGCGCGAGGTGCCGCGCCGCTCGGCGGAGCAGCGCACCGCGCAGCGCTTTGGGGTAGACCGCCGGAACCCGGCACATGTCCCGTTGGTTCGAGGCCTCGACGTCGAGCGCGTCCTGGAGGTCGTCGTCGGACCATGAGTGCGTCTCCGGTCCGAGCCAGTTGTCCAGGTCGGTGATTGTCGGCATCTGCGCGGCCGTGGTCACCGCCTCGACGTAGGCGGTCGCGTCGACGGTGCCCGACGTCGCGGTGATGACCCTCGCGACGTAGCGGCCGGTCGCTCCGACCGCGTACGTCGCGAGGTAGCGGCCGGAGCCCAAGGCCTCGACGACCGGTTCGACGGTCCCGCCGGCGGGCAGCGTGATCGTCACGGTCGCCGGGTCGTCGACGTAGGACAGCCGGTCGACGTCGGTCACGCGGACGTCGATCACCCACACGTCGCCGACCGCCAGCGTCACACTGGAGCCCGAACGCAGCCGCACCGTCACCGCGCTACCCCCGGCCCTTCTGCGCCGCCCTGGTCGACTTCCGGGCGACGGCCGCCGGCGTGGTTTCACGTGAAACATCGTCGTCGGCCGCCGCGCCGGCGGACTCGGTTTCACGTGAAACATCGCCCTCGGGTCCCGTTTCACGGGGCGTGGTTTCACGTGAAACATCGTCGTCCGCCGGCGGGGCGGCGTCGATCGCCGGCGGAGTCGAGCCGACCGGCCGGCCACCCGTGTTGCGCTCCCGGAGCAGGAACGCAACGTCGTCTTCGAGCTGCGCCACGCGCTGCTCCATCTCCCGGGCCTTGCGCCTCATGCTCGCCATGGTCAGACGCTCGGGTCGAAGATGACCTGACGGACACCGGCGATGTCGGTGTTGCCGAAGGCGATGTCCCCGTAGATGCCCACGGTGACGTGGGACAGCTGCGGGATGTTGGCGGTCTGGACCGTGGCGCCGAAGTCCCAGAAGAGTCGCTCCGGAGCGCCGGCCCACCCGAGCACAACGGCCGGGTCGAACAGCCACGAGTTGGTCGCCGCCGTACTCGGGGTGCCCAGGGCCCACGCGGGCACCGCGCGGACACCGTCGATGTCGTAGTAGCGGAACAGCGGCGCGGTGGTGCCGTTCGCGTTGCTCGGGTTGATCATCGGATAGAGCGGCCGGCCGGCGTCGTCCTTGACCCGGGCGAACACGCGACCGAGCGCCTGGTGGAGCGCGAACGCCCGGAAGCGGTTGCCGCCGCGCACGTACTGGAGATCGGCCAGGGCGGCGCTGAAATCGCCGATGGTCACCTGGTCGTCGTCGTTGTCCGGCGTGGCTGCCGGCGTGCCGGTCAGCGTGATGTCCGTCGCGGCCGTCAGCGTGTTGAGGAACGTGGCCACGGCCTGCTCGCGGTCCTCGTAGTACTCGCGGAGCATCTGATCCCACAGGATGCCCGACAGCTGCGGCGTGCCGCCGGCGCGCCATGCCTGCCGGGTGATCTCGACCTTGCCCCAGACCTGCGTCGGTTCGATCGTCTGCATGGTCACGGCCATCGCGCCGGGGGCCGGCTCGACGCCCTCGGTCGCCGGCCCGACCAGGCCGCTGGCTGAGTCGAATTTGGGGATGTCGAACTTCCGGCCGTCGGTGCCGCCGGCGTTGACCATGTCCCACAGCGGGGTGACGTAGTCGCGCTGCGGCATCCACATGTCGGGCCGGTACCGGTTCGGCGTGGTCGCGGCGATGTTCGCCCGGTCGACGTCGAACCGGGCCTCTCCGCCGAACATCGCCGAGGCGTTGTCATTGGCGAACGCGGCCGAGATGAGACCGTTGATGCGGCCCAGCTCCGCGGAGTAGTCGCCGCCCTGCTGGCCCTTCTTCAACGCGTTGATCAGGTCGGTCGAGAAGTCGTGCTCGGCGTCGGACCGGAACACGTACCGGCCGCCGGCCTGGCTGAACCGGTACGGCAGCGGCTCGGCCACGAACGTAGCGCCCTGGTCGCCGGCGCTGCCCTGGCCTCCGGTCGGGTCGACCTCGGGCGGGGTGTCGTCGCCGGCCGGCGGGGTGTCGCCCGGGGCCGGGCCGAACCGGGCCAGCAGGGCGTCGAACTGCTGCTCGCTAAGCAGTACCGGCGCCGCCGGCGGGGTGTTGGTCGGGGGCGTCGAGCACGTGTGCGCGACGCCGGGGGTGAGCGGTGCACCGCAGTGCTCGCAATTCATGGTCCCTCCATCTCTGCTCGCCCTCACGGACGTGAGGCGAGAGTCATCGAACGCGGGCACAGCCGTGAGGCTGACCTCGCGCATGGCCGCCTGCCGAGGCTCCACCACGGTGGAGTCGTCGGCCGCGCGCACCAGGTCCTCGTCGCGGAAGTCGATGCCGAACGACAGCCCGTCGAGAACCCCGTCGGCCGCGAGCGCCAGGGCGTCATCGCCGGCGGCTCCCCGGGCGACCTTGAATGTGCCCCACAGCCCGGTCTCGTCCTCCCAGAGCCGGGTCGCGCGGCCGACCGCAGACGAGTTGACGTGGTCGCGGAGCAGCTTCACCCGGTTAGTCGAAGACCATTTCACGGTGCCCCGGCGGAACCGGAAGCGCCGGCCGGCGGACCGGGCGACGGCACCCCACGGGACGATCAGGCCGGTGACCGTGCGGCGCTCACCGGTCGCGTCGACGGCCAGCTGCGCGTCGACGTCGGTTTCGAACACGAGGTCGGCAGCGCGGTCGAAGGTGGCCGCCGGCGGGCCGGCCGCCGCTTCAAGTTCCATCGGTTCTCCCGTGCGGGATGGGACCCGGCGCGGGGCGAGAACTGCGGCGTCCGTCGGCCGCGCCGGGGGGCGGAGAGTGGGACGCGGGGGCAGGCCGAGGCTGGCCGCGCGCGCCTCGTCGGCGCCGAGCGCACCCATCGCGACGTACGCCTGGTCGACTTCCGCCCGGGTCTTCGGGTCGGCACGCAGGTACTCGTCGAGAAAGAACCGCACGCGCTGGCCGCGCGGGGTGACGTCGGGCATGGTGAGGCGGTCGGTTATCGCCTGCATGTATGGCGACAGAACGTCGTTGATCCGGTCTTTCCGGCGGTCGACGGCGTTCTGGTAAGTGCGCGACGTCGTGTTGATCCCCAGGTCTTCGGGGTCGATCCCCATCGCGTTAGCCAGCTGCAAATCGACGCGCTGCTGCTGCATGATGATCTGCAACTCAGCCGGCGTCGGGTCCTGAACCTGGTTGTAGTCCAGGGCGTGCGGCACGTACCCGTCGAGCCGTTCTTCCCGGGCGGTCGCCCAGTCGTTCAGCATGTCGGAGATCGCGTCGTCGTCGGCCGGGTCGGCGCCCTCTTTCGGCGTGAAGAAACCTCGCATACGGCGCTGCGTGGCGTACATGTCGGCCGCGAAGTCGAGCGTCAGCGCGCGCGAGATCGTCGGGCCGGCGGCCACCAGGAAGCCAGGGTTCGGCGAGTCGAACCGGATGACCCGCCGGAACGGCACCGGTTCCCCGGCCATCCATATGACGTTGCCGTACGGACGGCTGGGAAGGTCCGACGGAAGGTACCCCTCGGTGTAGTCCGAAGGGGCGTTCATCGACACGGTGCCCGGGTCGTAGCGGCGTACGAACGTCGGGCGGCCGATCGCGTCGACGGCCACCACGCGCCACCAGGCCACGCCCTCGAAGAGCAGGTCTTCGACGGTCTGCGCCATGGTCACGGTGTTGGGCACGTTCGCGTCGAGCTGCTCGAGCAACGGGTTACGGGTGACGGTGTTGTCCGGCCCGACCTGCTGCAGCGGCAGCGTCGAGATCGAGCAAATCAGGTTCCGGCCGCGCAGCACGGCCGGCACGGTGAGCGCGCGGGCCCGATCGATCCGGCCGTTCCTGCTCGCGGCGTATAAGAGCAGCTGGTCGACCGGCAGCACGGGGTGCGATTCGGCCGCGAACATCTGCCGTGGTTGATGTGTCGATGGCGGTTCGTCGGCCGCCGGCGCGCCGCTAAACCACGCCTTGACCCGCTCCCACGAACTCATGGTCGTGATCATACGTCCGACACGCGCCTGACCAGGGGATAGTCGACGTGTGAAGATCAGCGCGGCCGGCGACCCGGGGGAGGTCCTCGGGCACACAGTGCCGCGCGTCTTCACCCCGCCCCTGATCGAGGGGCCGCCCGGCCCGTGCGGGTGCGGCTGCGCGCTCACGCCGTCGACGTCCGACGGGTTCGACGTCGTGTGGTTCGCCGAACGGGTGCTCGGTGCGCCGCTCGACCCGTGGCAACGCTGGCTGGTCATTCACGGCCTCGAGTTGCTCCCGGACGGCCGGCCCCGGTTCCGGCGGATTCTCGTGCTGGTCGCCCGGCAGAACGGTAAGACGCACCTGCTCACCGTGCTGGCCGCGTTCTGGCTGACCGTGCTAGACCCGATTTTCATTCTCGGCACGAGCACGAAAACCAGCGTCGCAAAGGAGCCGTGGCAACGGACGATCGACCTGGTCCGCGACAGCGAGCACCTGCGCGGGCTGATCGGCCGGGGGTCGGTCCGGCGCGCCGCCGGCGAGGAAGAACTCACGCTGACCAACCGCAGCCGCTACAAGGTGAGCGCCGCCAACGAGGATGGGGGGCGAGGCCTCCCGCTCGACCGGGTGAAGGCCGACGAGTTGCGCAGCCACCACGACTATTCGGCGTACGGCGCCGCCTACTACGCGATGCGTGCGCGGCCGTACGCGCAATGGTGGGGGATCAGCTCGATGGGAGACGATCGCTCGATCGTGCTCAACGACCTGCGGTCGGCCGCCCTGGCGTTCGTCGACGACGGGGCCGGCGACGCCCGGTTGGGGATCTTCGAGTGGTCACCGCCGGCGAACAGCGACCCGCTCGACCCGCAAGCGCTGGCCGCCGCCAACCCGAACGTGGGCCGGCGGTTCCCGATGGGTGACCTGCTCGGCGAGGCAGAGGTGGCCGTCCGCAAGGGGGGCGAGGCACTGGCCGACTTCAAGACCGAGGCGATGAATCTGCACGTCGGGTCCCTCGACCCGGCGATCGACCCGGAGGCGTGGGGCGACTGCGTACTGGCAGGGGATCTGGAGAGTCTGCGCGGGGGCCTGGTCATGGTCGTCGACGTCCAGCCGGACGGCCGACACGTGACCCTGCTCGCCGGCGCGCAAATGCCCGACGGCCGCGTACGGATCGAGCCGGTCACCAGGTGGGAGGGGGACCGGGCCGTGCACCACGCTGAGCGGGATCTGCCGGGCATCCTCATGCGCAACCGGCCCCGCAAGTTCGGGTGGCTCCCCAAGGGACCCGGCGCCGCCCTGGTCGCCACGGTCCGCGAGCGCAAAGGCCGCACCAGCTGGCCGCCGCGCGGCGTGACGGTCGAAGAGATCGGGACGGAAGCGCCGGCCGCGTGCATGTCGCTCGCGGCGGCCGTCATCGGCCGCCAGATCGTGCACGCGAACGACCCGCTGCTGACGGCGCAAGCGCTCGCAGCGACGAAACTCTGGCGGGGCGAAGAGTGGCGGTTCGGCCGGCGGGGTGAGACGGGCGTCGACGCCCTGTACGCGGCGGCCGGTGTGGTCCTGCTCGCCCGGACGCTGCCTACCCCGGTCGGCCGGCCCCGCGTCATCCTGCCTACCCGTCGGCCGTAAATCTTCCCGTGGCGATCGCGCTGCAGGAGCGAGCTCGCAGGAAGATCTACGGTTTTCCGCCCGCGCGCCGGCGCCGGCGGTCCTTCAATTCGTCGAGCGGGGACGACGGTTCGGGGGCCGGTGGGGCGAGGCCGGCGGGGTGTCCCTTGCCCCGGATGGACGAGCGCGATGCGGGGGACATGCCCAGCTGCACGAGCACTTGGCGGTACTCGGCCGACAGCGTCTTGAGCTGCACGATTGCTGCCATCGGGTTGGCGTCATCGTCGGATTCCGCCCTCAATTGAACCGTATCGATGAATCGGGCGAGCTTTCGACCGAGCGCGACCATAGCCGCGTCTTCCGGGCTGATTTGGGCGGTTTTCAGCGCCGCCGCGAAGGCCCGTTCGACTACTCCCTGTGATGCGGCCACCGAAAATCCCCGATCTGCGCGAACAAAAAGTTGAG